TATTAAATGGGCCAACATATGGTTGATTTGCTTTTATTTCATAGATAGTTGGCTGTCCTACATAACCGCCAACTGTTTCAATAAAGAATGATGGGTCTGTTTCTAATCCACGAATATTCTTAACCAATATGTGAGAAACTGGATGGTATACCCCGTCTGAAGCCTTTCTAATGTCAGTTTGAGTTCTCCCATAAAGCATTGTCTCTAATTTGAAGAATTCTTTTCCACCCCTATTTGTATCAAAAGTAAAGTTTTCGTCATTAGCCTTATCACTTATGGAAAAAATTGAACAATGCTCTGTCCTATCAAGCAACCATTTTTTAGTCATTTTTCCATAGGCATCTTGTTCTTCTACTGCATAATAAATATCAACATGCATTGGAAAAAACAAACTATAACATGGACTCAGTTGCATTACAACACTCCAAGACGATAAATTGGTCTAACATAAGCGGATAGAATTCTGTCAGCAATTCTGTTTCCAGTATCTTTAAATGCCAACTCACTAAACTTGATATTAAACTGATCGCTCTTGTATTCTGAAATATATTGGTTGACATATGGCAAGTTATTGCACTTAATATCATTGATGATGAGAGTTGTTGCTTGCTTTATATCAAGCGGAATAATAGGCCATCCTGCTTCAACATTGACTGTGTAATCCCATCCATTTGGAAATGCTGGTACGCCAGTTCTTGCCTGAATAATATTGGGAGAATCATTGGTATTGTGAAGTGTAAATGAATCTGATGCAGCAAGTTCTGTGTCTACAGAGTTTCCTTGTCTTCTATCCCATGCCCCCTGATAAACAACACTGATAGTTGCCTTGTCTGGGGTAATGTAATATTCTCTTATATTGACAAACTCTGGATCTTCTGAGTCGTATACCAAAACGTTATTTTCATATACCTGCAAAATTTTGTTTAGGCGATATGGAAGTGATAAATAATCTGTTCCAAGTCCAACCGCCTCAATTCTTTCAAGGGTATACTTAAATCCACCAGTAATAGAGTTAATAATCGCACGGGCAATCATTTCATAGTCTGTAATGCTTATTAATTCTTCTTCTGTTGTAGCAAGAGAACTAGGAATAACATATGGACGCATAATTGTAAGCGTATCTAGTACGACAAGAACATCATCGGCATCAAAAATTTGAACCATGTATTCGTCATCATATTTTGAAAAATAGTCTGTTAATGTGACTGCTAGATTGCCACTCCCATCACTTGTTGCTGTAATATTTTCAAGAACATTACTATGATCATCAGAAATTACAACATTGTACTCTGAATCATTTTCCAGATCAGAATATGTTATTACAAGTGGGAATGGCTCTAATCTAGCAATCTCCATTATTCTTTCCCGTAAAAGGTAGCCATCTCTTGTGGTGTTGCTAGTCTAACACCCTTACGAGTAAGCCACTTAGCGGAAGCCTCCTTGGTGACAATATTGTAGCCAGCCTTTACCTTTCCTATGCCTTCCCAATAAGAATTCTTGGGTGACCAAATAGCAACCTTTTCTACTGCTTCTTCCTTGTGCTTGGCCTTGGCAACAGGCTTGTCGGCAACCTTTGATCCAATAATTCCGTCTTTTTCAGAATTAAGGTTGGATACGGCTGGAGCCTTTGGTGCTTGATCTGGACCAGTAATAACGATCTGATCGCTATTTTCTTCTGGCTTTACCTCAGTAATTGATGAAGTAACTCCACTGATCTTTGCAACTATGTCTGCCTTTGTCTTTGCTTCCTCAAGGTCAATGCTGTTTGTATCAGCATATTCCTTCAATTCCTTAACTGTCAACTCAGTTAGATTTTCTGACATGTTAGTACCTCCTTCTCAATTATATCAGAATATACTTAAGGGAGGCAGTTTTTAGGCTGCCTCCCCGCCGTATATTTCAGTTATCTAATCAGGCATCAGAGGCTGCATCTGCGTAAGCAATTGCATCCAATTCTTCCCAAGCGATACCAAAACGAACGAATACTGTGTATTCGATGGTGTCCTTCTTTGGACGGTACTCACGATTTACAGAGATATCGCGCTGGAAGCCCCATACGCGGTTCTGTGGGAATGTGAGTTCTACATAATCTGCTGGGAAGTAAGGAACTTCCATGACGGGAAGACCAAGGGCGCGAGTAATGCGAGCATTACCGATTGCCTGATCTGCACCTGACAGATATGTATCACGAGCACCGAATGTGTAGACTGAATCGGCAAGAGTTCCGTTGCTTGCAACGATACCAGCAAAGGTATCTGTGCCTGCATAGAACTTCAAACCGCTACGGACTGCACGGTAACGGCGAGGAAGTGCATTGATGATTGACTGAAGAACTTCTGGGGTCCACTGGTTGTTTGTAACAGTGACAATGGCCTCATGTGAGTCACCACCTGTAGTTTGATTGACGAAACCGTTCATGATTCCTAGGAATGGATCGGCTCCACCATCGCCATTGATGGCGAGATCCTCAAGGTCGTTTGCAAATGCACTTGTCATTAAACGAACTAGATGATCCTCTACTGCACTACCTTCGATGTTATCTTCCAATGCCTCAGTTGAAACTTCCCAATCTAGACGAATCTTCTTGGTTGTAAGATCAACCTTGGTAAAGGTTGCACCAGCGTTTGTGTAAGCACCATCTGCCTGAGCAGCGGCACGGATTACACGCTCTCCTACATTGACCTTCTCAAGTTCAATCGTGTTTGCACGCATTGTTACCTTGCGACCGTCTTGTGCGAGAACTGTGCCATCCCAAACGTAGTCAATAAAACGACGGCTCTGTTCTGGGTTTAGAATACCACCTGGAGCACCTACGGGATTGATACTGATTGGAGTATCATCTCCGTAATTAGCATTTGGGATGTTTCCCAAAATACCTGCTGCGGGATCGGTAACTGTACCGATACCACCTGATGCAACGGAACCTTGACCTTGGTACAACCCAGGGGCTGTTCCTCCGTACTCTCCGCTCTGACCAGGCTGATTCTTTAAAATATCTTGTGACATTGACTTTCACCTCCTGTGTATGTTTAATTATTTAAATAGGTCGGCATTTGTGAGGAAACGACCGTCCCATAGGGATTTTTCCATAATTACTGGATTTTCCTGTACGATCTCGCCAAGATCGCCAGACTTGCGGAAAGCGGTATCCTTTTCTACTGCGTCTACACGCTTACCAAAATTATCATAGTTATCCTTTACTTCCTTTACCTCGCCACGAACTCCAGTAACTTCCTTGCTAAGGTCCTCAATCTTAGCGTTAATGGACTTCATTGTTTCGGCAAGGCTAGAAATGGCAACAGTAACATCTGAAAGAATTGACTTTGTGGCATGAAGTTCTGCGTCATAACCCTTTCCTCCTGGCCCCATTGCCTTCATATTTGGATCATCCATTTCGCCTTCTGCTGTATCTTCAGCGGCATCGGCTACTGGATCGGCCTCTGTTGCTAGATTGTCTCCTGCATCATCCATTTCTGTCTCTGCATTGTTTGTAACAGCAAATGCAGTTTGTGCTTCAGGATTCATTTGCTCTTGATTCATATTTACAGCCTTTGTTACATCTGTATCAAATTCATCAACAACAATAACGTCTGACTTGGCAACCTCATCTACAGAGGTGGGTTCAATATTTGTGTCTTCCATTTTGCTTACCTCCTTTACCTGCGATTTATTTATCGTGTTAATTGTTTCTAATGAAGAAACATTCTTAATAACACGACGACTCGTTGGTACAATTGTACCTTCTTTTTGTGAATATACACGAATAACGGCAATAGGGTCATTTTCTTTTGCAAAAAGAGCCATTTCGTCGTTAGAAATTCTTGCTGATCCCTTTTCGATCATTTGAATTACCTTGCCGTAAAAATTATCACACTTGACATAAGTGTTCTCATTTACTGACTTTGATAATTCTTTTCTCTTTGTTTCAAGAAGAATTGACTTAATAACATTTGCCTTATCTGTGTCATTGTTTTCAACAAAACCAATATTATACATTGACTTATCGCATTGGGGGCAAGCAGAAGAATTGTCTCCTGAAAGACGAACAATGTCATCAGAATTACACCAAAAGATATTTTCAATTACTGCCTTGGTAAGATATCCAGTTGCCACGCCTTTTTCAATACTAACAACATTGGCAAACTGATTTGCAGGATTGTCAACCAAGGAT